ATATTGAAATGCTTCGGAATCTAAGGACTGCCATACGTCATCCCCATGCTCGTAATCCGTTCGAAGTGCGATTGGTTTTAAATATGGAATAACTTCTGATAAATCCTCACTTACTTCCCCATTCATAATTCCAGACGCAAACGCTCTCGTATTCTTATAGGGTTTCTTTGGATGTTCCAGATTGTATCTGGTTAAATCTTCTTCCGTTGTCATAATCTCATACTTAGTACCAAATGGAACTTTTTCGGGATATGGATTCATACGAACCGTAATATTCTTTCTCGTCTTTCCCAGTTCTTTAAAGATTGGAGTGACTAAGATGGCTTCATTTAACTGGGTATACCCTCGTGTAAGGGCCCGTTGGAGATTTCCTTCTTCATCATATTCCATGACAACGGAAACCCCATCCCATTTCGGAAAGACATAGATATATTCATTCCAAAGATCCATAGGCTCGCCAAGGGTCTGTAATTTTCGTTCACAACTCTTTACCCAATCTTCCAAGCTTCTTCGATGATCTTTTTTCTTATCCGAATCTTTTAAGTAGTAAATCTTATCAAGAGTTCCTCGAAGAGATGGATAAAGATGATATCCTTTTTGCTTGGTTGTAACGACTGGCTGTGTAATAGAAATTTCCCCTCGCATATCTTCTAAGGTTCCAGCTAATTCCCATAAGATATCATATGTTGTGTCATCCATTCCAGTATCCATACCACCTGCCGTGTAGATAAGCTGTGCTGCATTTACTAAAGTAATCAGTTCCATTTCCAGATCTTTATCATCTCGGAGTACATCCAATTGGATACCTTTAAAATACGTAACAAATGGTTTCGCTTCCTTCACAAAGAACTTTTGTAGATCTTCTAACTTTTTTGGATCTTGTAAGGCAGCGTCGTATTTTTGTTTGATTTCGTTTATGATTTCGTGCATAATATGCCTCCTCCTTTCATTTCTATATAAAGATAATATATCGCTACGGATATTCTATTAGAATCGGGTAATAGACCGATGCCGGAAATGGGCATCGGTCTGGGGGTTAATAGATAATTTTGCTAAGAAGTTACGAACTTCTTGGGAAGGTGTACCGCTTCACCGTGGCGGGTGTAAGAACAGATAAAACTAAATCGAAAAGCTTTTGTTAGAAACCTGCGAGGTTTCGGGATAAAGCGAAGGGATGATCAAGATGTAATCATCCCTACCTAATAGTTATATTAGTAATAAAAATAAAATGAGAGACCTAGAAAGCTACTTCTAGGTCTCTCCACTGAAAGGATAAATAATGCGGTAACCTTCAATCCGGTTGTATGTAATTACGAAATCTTGTTTAATGACAAAAAGAGAACGAATATGAACCAATTCCATTCTCTAACCTATTGTAGAAGGAATAATATTCCTCTAAACCAACTCACGTCAGTTTAGAGGAAGAACCACTTCATCAAAGTGGTGGATGGGAAAAAATATGTCTGTTTTGTTGAATACACTAAAGAATTCATTATTTATACAATGAATAGATTAGAGTTTCGTCAATATGGAACTTGCTACCTCATCACGGTAGCGTAATAAAAAATACATACGGAGAATTTACTTGTAGTCAAGTGGACTAGCATGAGTAAACTATCATATATCTGTTTCACATAGACACCGCATGCAAGGAGGCTAACCCTTTACATGCTTACTAGATAGTTTGTATTCTGATAAAATATTAAACGGACCAAATCGTTTCCGACCGGTCCGCGCATAATACCCTTATCTCTAATACCTTCACTATATCTATTATCTATTTATTCTACAATTTTTCCCTTATATATAGGAATTAACAACGGTGACCTTCGTCCCCGTATAAAGTCTTCGACCTATTACAGGTATGTCAGTTCTCTAATAAATTATTATAAAAGAAAAGAATAAAAGAATCTATACATATAAAAACCATAAAAGATCTTTATACATATAGATTCTTTAAAAGATAAAGATAATTACTTCACGTAGAATTTACTCATAAAATTTATACATCATTTATTTGAATATCAATAATACCATCTACAAAGGAGGAAATAAAATGGGAGAATATTCAAACGAATTTTTGGATGTTTTATATCATCCAGAAGAATATGGAGTAAGTGAGATCGAAAAATCTCATATGTACTACCGAAACAGCCATAGGTATACAAAGGATGTCATCGTGGATTCACGAGATTATCATAATTTGAGAATGCTGATCCGTGATCATATGGGTAAAACAAATCTTCATTCCTATATAGCTTTATCCGATATGATATATCAGGAGGATGATTACGAATGGTTTAACGAATTAAATGACCTAGTATGTTTAAATGAACCAACTTTGGAAACTAGATTCTTGGAATCTACGACAATTATTAAAGAGTTGGTATCACTTCTTACAACTGAAAATGAGTTCATTAATCTTCCAGTAAGAGCACTGTGGTTGACTCGAATGATAAGAAGTGGGAAACCAGTAGTCAATTTATGGGAAGAAGTCATTAAAGATAAAAAATCACATGAGTGGTTTAATATCAAAGATCGAAGGAAAATAGGTTTCGGGACTAAAATGGAATACGTGCTTCCATATGCAAGT